ATGTACACAGGAACCCCGTTCTTAACTGCTATCATATCTACTAGCCCTGTGCAGCCGGCGTTAGTAAACACTTCGTACCCCTCATCCCAAAGCCAAGTGACTACGTAATGCTCCGCTATGTCTCCTAGTCGGTTAGGGTCTGTAACTTTAGCTGTTGCCATTTGTTTCTCCTTAGGTTATACTATAATTATATCAGAATTTACTCTCTGAGTCAACACTTTCTTTCAACTTTTGCTCAATGAGTTTCCGCCCACGTTTGTCCGACCTTGTACTCTCCGTCGAGGGGACATCTGAGGCTGTAGTGGATCCCTGCTGCTTTGAGGCATTCCACAGCCAGCCAGCCGAACTTTTGGGCTTCTTTGGTGGCAACCTCGGTTTGTACTTCGTCATGTATGTTCCCCACAAACTTATAGTTAAGGTTCCATTGCTGGGCATAGTCATCTAAGATCACTAAGGCCTTCTTCATAACTATGGCTCCAGCGGCCTGAAGGAGTGTGTTTAGTGCTGCGTGTTCTGACCTAACCCAAAGCTTTCTGCCGTCGAGTCCTCGGAGGTGACCACGGCTAGCAGCGTTTCCAACTCGTTCTCGTAGACTTTCAAGAGCAGGTGTATTTCGTAGAAACCTTTGCTTAAGTTTTCTACCGTCTCCTGAAGATCCTCCGACGATACTTCCGATTTTGGCGTCTCCTGCCCCGTAAAGGAAGGCATAGATAAAAGTCTTTGCTTGAGGTCTCGTGTCAAGCCCTGCTGCCATTTGATTTCTGGTGTGAATATCTTCTTTAAGTAGGACATTGGTGAACTCCTCATCATTCATGTAGTGTGCTAACATACGTAACTCAAGACCAGAGGCATCGAAGCCAACCAAGGATTTACCCTCTGGAACCATCCAGCAACTCCTACACTCCTCACCGTACACTGAGTTACTGGAGGGTACCTGAGCCATGTTAGGGTTCTGGTGTGTCATACGTCCAGTGATAGCACCGTTACTTATGACCCTACCGTGTACCCTACCGTCCTCCTGTGTGTGCTCTAGCCAACTCTTGACTTGGGCGTACCTCTTTTGGAGAAGCAGGTACTCCAGAACTTGTGCCGCCTCGGGTACATGTGAGTTCTCCTTGAGGGTTCTCTCGTCAACCATAGGCTTTCCTGTCGGAGTGACCTCCTTCCACACTGCACCCTTAGTTGCAAGTCGGGCAGCAATTTGGTCTCTAGAGCCAACGTTGAATACCGTGACCTTATCTTTGAGCTGCTTCCCCGTCTTCTCTGAAATCCTCTGCTCAACGATAGGGGGGAAAGTCTCTTGTAGTTCATCCTGTATGACATTCATACGCTCCTTAAAGATCCCTAAGAGGTCATAGCACTTCCTCTGGTCCACGAGCCACCCATTGCGCTCCTGCTCCACGGTGCACCATGCGACCTGATGCTCTAGGTCCTGAGACTCCTGAGAGAACCCCTCTAGGTCCTTGAGTAGCCTCTCGTGTACAGCCTGAGTTACCTCTACGTCCTGCATACAGTAGGTAATCATCTCCTCTGAGAGTTTACTCCAGTCACTATGGTCGCCCTTAGGGAAACCTAAGATGTTACCCCAGTTTCTAAGGGAGTGACCACCGGAGCGACTAGGGTCTGCTAACCTTGAGAGAACCAAGGTATCAATGATCCTAGACCGCCTAAGAGTAGTGTGCCAAAGAGTATCCACCACGCGAACATCGAAACCAACTCCATTGTGGAATACGAAAGAAGCATCACCTTTAGATGATACATACGCCTTAAAATCTTCTTCATTACAAATTACCTCCGTAACTCCGTTGTGTCTACAACAGGCCACCCAGATGACACTAGGGTCTAACCCATCGGTCTCAATATCCATGTAGACATAGTTGCTCAAAACTCTACCTCTGCGTCTCCTACTGTAGGCTTAGGAACCTCTGACATACGTCCGGTGTCTAGGTCATACTGTAGCCAACATGCGGGACCAGTCTGCCCACTGTAGCGGTTCTTCAGTACCCTAACGCTGGTAGTATTGCGGATCTCTGGGTCCTCATTCTGCTGATCCCTTTCCATCCCTATGACCATATCTGATAACTGAGCGATACTCTGACTACCCCTGAGATCCTGTAGGCTGATCTTGCCACCATCCTCGTGGGCTGTACCTGAGGTCCTGCGGAGGTGTGACACTAGGAACAAGGTTATCCCAGTCTCAGCCACCAAGGATCGTAGGCGGGTCATTATCTCATCAATGGCCTTCCGTTCATCTCCGTTCTCCTGAGAAGAAACAACGATGGATAGGTGGTCGAGGATGACGTATCGGCAATCCAAGGCCTTCGCCATATACCTGACTCTCGAGAGTAGATTATCGGCTGACGTTGACCCCCAGTGGTCAAATAGATAGTAGCGTCCTGTACCCATCGTTGCTTCCCAGAACGGTCTAAGCTCATCAATAGGTGTGTCTTCTTCCAAGTGTAGAGGCCTGTTCGCTGCCACCGACATGATTCCCAACGATGTACGTGCGACATCTTCTTCGAGTGCAAGTACACCAATGTTGGATTCAGTTCTGCGTAAGAGATCATACTCAAGCTCTCGTATGAACTGAGACTTTCCCATGCCAGAGCCGCTGGTGATAGTGACAAGCTCGTACGCTCTGTGTCCTCTCGTAATGTCATTTAATCCCTCCCAAGGATATGGGACACTCTTGACGTTCCTTTTGTTAACCAGAGCCTCCCATGTGTCCTGACCTGAGACAATCCCATCGGGCCTGTAGACCTTAGCATCCCACCAGCAACGTATAAACTCACGTATCTGGTTAGCCTGTAGCATGTCTGAGGCATCCTTCATAGGAAGCTCACACACCTTAAGCTTATTAGGACTAAAGAGGTCCTTAATCTTCTCTAGGGCTGCTTTACCTGCCTTATCTTGATCTAAGCATAGGACAACCTGATCGTAACCCTCAAGCCACTCTAGGGCCTCCTTAACGTCTCCCTCAGCGTTGCTAGCAGACTTAAGGCTAACTACGTCATACTTGTTGTCAAACATCTCAGAGACGCTCATGGCGTCTAGCTCACCTTCAGTGATCGTGATAAACTTACCACGCCCACGACACGCCTGTTGCCCAAACAAGCCTGTACCCTTAATGCTACCTGTAGCGTAGAACTCCTTGGGGGACACGGTGCGTACCTTTGACGCCACCAGCTCACCCGTCTCGGGGTTATAGTAAGGGTAGTAATGCTTCTCAATGGCCCCGTTAGCATCGTAAGTAACCGTCACTTGGTATCGTTGACAGGTTCCCTTAGATAGCTTACGGTTACCTATGGCGGCTACTACACCATCCATTTTAACTGAGGCTACTGCTTTTGGTGCTACTTCAGTCACTTGCGTATCTCCAGTTGAACCGTTGGTGTGATAGCCACATGAGAAGCAGTGATTGCCCCCGTCATCATAGACGGCGAGGGCATCACTAGAACCACAGGAGGGGCAACTCCCATGGTGAAGGAACTTAGAAGTCCCCATTGTCGTCCTCTGAGTCCATCTCAGCAACTTCTAGGACCTTAACGGCCTCTAGGTAGGTGCTTAAGCCGTGCACGGGATGCGCTGGGCCTACCTTGTACTTAAGGCGCACCTTAGAGTTATACGGTACTTCACCACTAAATGGATTACCTTCAGCGTCCATTACTTTAACATCATACTTAGAGGAAAACTTACGTTGCTTTGCCCCTTCGTAATCCTTGATCTTCACGCCTCGGGATGCCAAAGATTCTGCGTCATCCTCTGCCATGGTGATCGTCATGGTGTATTTACCAGTAGTTTGACCCATATATACGTCATGTTGGGTTAAATTGGAGAAGTTAACGATACCTTCGATTACTTGAGCCATACTAAATTTCCTTTATCTACTTTGATTTACCATCCATAGGGTCCTATGGTGGTGGTTTAGACTTTGTAGTCTATACTAATATTATACCACAGTTTCTCTGTTTGTCCACCTCCTTGGTATTATTACCACGTTATTACTCTTTGTCTTCACTAAAGACATGCGTTAGAACTCCTAGGAATACTAGGGCCACCACCGTAGTCACTGCTAGTTCAAAGTCTGTCACTCCTCTGGCTCCTCCTGTGCTATGCCTTCGCGGTACAGTTGGTTAGCTATCTTATCCACCATGCCATACGCGTTATCATATGCTAAGGCTACGCCTTGTGACACGGGATCACCGTTGAGGCTCATGGTGTTTAGATCCCTAAGGTGTTTAACCTTACGTTGCATGTCTCGTAGCTTATGGTATGTCTCTAGTTGATTCATTTCGTTTGCTCCTCTAAGCGTCGGTACTGGTTGCTTGAGTCTTCATAATATGTCTTATATATTGATCTATAAGATAGTTATTTGTTCATAATATAAGACATTATGGTCTAAAAGCACTATAACGTCCAGAGCCTCAGCCCATGTGTACGCGCCACGTTTAAGACTTACGGCTGTAGTAACAGCGGCCAGCATATCATCGGTCATACGTCGTCCTCTAGTTGTATTTCGTAGGTGACCCACCGCCAGTCCAACATAAACTCACCATGGCTCTGCGCGTCACTCTGGCAGTCATAGGGGCCTTCTGGATCTAACTCCCCTCCGTCTCGGTCAAACATTACCACCCAGTACATTATGCATCCCTCAGTGGCTTAAACTTAGCAAGTACTTTCACCTTGCCATTCTTCTTAATCCAAACGATACGATGGTATAGCTTGACGCTATTACGCGCCTCTGGGAAAGCGTAGATCAAAGCCTCGTCTAGGCTGCCGCACTTAAGATCGTTGATCCACAGCTTACCATCGTCCTTCAGTTTATATTGTACATAGTACATCATGCATCCCTCAGTGGCTTAAACTTAGCAAGTACTTTCACCCCGCCACCCTTTTTTGTCGTCAGAACCCTATGTGGGACAATGTGAGTGTTCCGCGCTTCCGCTATGGCATACGCTAGCGCCGCTTCTAGGCTATCGAGCTCCTTATCAATAACCCACTGGCCATTGCCGCCCACTCCCACCGCCTTATATTGTACGTAGTACATCATGCGTCCCTCATTGCGTCATACGCTGCGTCTGCTCCGTCGTCGTCGCGGTACATATCGCAAGCCTCATCTAGTAGCTCATCAAGTACAGAGTCCGACACATCGGCAGCTAGATGCACCTTGTCATCAATGTAAATTAGAGACGTACTCAAGTCTGCCTCAAGCTCACCATCATACTCCCGTACGTCCACATGTGCCTCATATACGACACCCTCAATAGTAACCTTTGCTAAATAGTCCATCTTTAGTTCTCCTAAGTTGTCTTATGCTGCCTCGCGTCCATACCACTTCATAGGCATTCCGCGAGATTCCCAGTCATCTGCTTTATGGTTATAGTATACCATGTAAGCAATCGTTGCGTCAATGTTTTTACACTCATCTGGCATACACTGAGGTGGGTCAGTGAATCCTAGGTCCTGAGAGGCCTTAGGTGGCTCCCTGAGAGCTTCTAAGTGCTCCCTTATAGTCTTATGTATCTTTTGGTAACGTCGCTCATACTCGCTCCCAAGGGCTTCTAGGTGTGCCACGGTCCACCTGTAGTGATCCGATGATGACCTAACCCATACAGCACTAGGGTGGTTCTTATGGGTGGGCTTATAGGCTACCGAGGCCCCGTCTAGCTCATGGTGAGCCGTAGAGAGTAACTGGGCAGTCTCTAGTATCATTTTAACCACGTGCTTATCACATTGCATCTTCGCAGCTTCTACGGGGCTTCTGCTTAGGTAGAATATGTTCACAACTTAGGCTCCTTAGGCTACTTAAGTAGTAACCTTAGTTATATAATAAATTAGTTAAACATAGAATACTTAGAATACTTTGGATTCTTAGAATCCTTTGGATACTTAGGTTTCCTTAGTATTACTTAAGTTAGTATATCATAGATTTTGTTCTCATCATAGGGTATTTCATCGGTAATATTACCACAATCATCCTCTAGGGTGCCTATTGACACACTCAGGCAGTAAAAGCAGAGGTCAAAATAGTCCCCTGAGTTATCCTTCTTTACCGTCTCGTAATCTTCCAGTAGTACGTCACAAGCTTTACATTTCATCTTCTTTAGTCTCCAATGGTGGCCTTAGGTGGCCTTAGTCGTCCTTAGTTGTATCTTTATATTTACCTTCACTGTTAGGCATAGGCATGGTGTCAGTAGGATCATACAGCACACCTATGATTATTGCTAGTGGTAATAATACCGGTGATAGTAACACCATAATAACCCAAGTTAGTACTGTATACATATCTTAAGCCTCGCTAGGTGATGTTAGGTGTATCTTTTGTATAATCGTGGTGGTCTCTAGCTCTACTAGTCTAGACTCTACCTCAGGACATAAAGAAATATGCAACTCTAGCTCAGATAGGCCCTGCGTTAACGTGTCACCTCGGTAACCAAAAGTGGTGCGCCATTTATCCCCGTCAAACCATTGTACCGCATAAGTTGTCTTAGTTGTCTTAGTCATCTTTAGTGCTCCAAGGTATCATTGTAAGCAGGATTCCAGAGAATACCAGAACCCAAATAGTTGTGTCAAGTGTTAACATACAAAAACCTCTGGATGATCCACACAAGCTAATAATACGGCATCCGTAGAGCCTACGTATTCACTCCCTGTTTGCTTATACGTAAACGTAGGGCCTTTGTAGGGGTTATAGGTTATCATGTCATCATTAGAGCAGGGGCGCGGCATAGGTGACCCCTCAGGTAACAGGGTACCCGTAAGGCCGGCGTGAACGTTCTTCTTACGTTCTCTTAAGACCCTCTCACGGCCCTTCTGAGACACCTTAGGGGTTACCCCTTGTAAGTGTACAAAGTCTGACCTATCTATCACTAGGCCCTTCTGAGGCCCCTCTAGGGCCTTTATAGACCAGAGTTTCCTATGTAAATTCCAATAGACAAATACTTTCATAACTTAGGCCCCTTAGGCTGTTAATCTTAGAAATTCTAGAGTTAGCAATGCTATGCCGTAGGAAAACATAACTCCCAAGACTAGCCCCAACAAACCACCACCTACCATCATAATTTTATTTAGCATAACTTAGGCCCCTTAGGCTACTTGTAACGTTTGTATTAAGTTGTTTTGATTCTTAACCATAGACTTACCGTGTCCGATGTAGGTGACCACTGAGACACCTTTGTCCCAACATGCGCGACACTTATCACACTTACCACCCCTAGTGTAAGCCTCGCAAACAAACGACCCCTTAGGCGCATCCTCCAAGGTTGCAATGGTACTAGTGGTAGGACCTTCTATGGTCTCACCTATGATGCTATCAGACGATAACCTAAGTACCACGTTTGGCAAGCTCTGTAACCTCTGGAGCACTAACGTAAACTTAGGAAACTTATGCATCCTAGTGGGTATCCAATGCTTAACCCATGGTGTAGCCTCGCATACCTCTAGTATCTTACGCGCCAAGCGTACATCGTAAATGTCACCTGAGTCAAACCACCGGAAGTATCTATCATTGTCTAATTCTTGGATCATATCAGATACCCAAGCGTCACGTTTCCAATCTTCCCTATTGTGAACCCTAGGGGCCTTTACGTTGGGGAATCTATAGTTACCTGAGGTGGCATAACACCCCTTACAAGCGTCCACAAGGTCACCTGAGGCATCCTTAGAGGCAGGACAAGTGTCTAGGGCCTGTAGTGACCATGAGCGACACGGCATCTTAGAAGCTTTGGATAATTTTAGCATGACTTAGGTTCCTACTTAGGTTGTCTTAGGTGGCCTAAGGTACCCGAAGGTACCTAGGCTGTCAAGTGTTTTAGCTAAACTCATCTTTTGCATCGTTAATCATGATTTGCATATCTTCACTGTAGCTAACCCAGTCCGACCAGAGGTCCTCTGATACTTTACCCTGCTCTATTAGCCGACATATCTGGTCCTCAGATGTGAAGTACAGTGCTGTATAGATACCGTTGTCTATGTCCGTAAGAATGCTCTTAAGTGTAGCCTTCTTACCTTCTGATATACGTTTCTCGGTTGCGCCCATAACTTGTTTTCCTTTGTTGCACCATTTTGGTGCGTTAGTAGTGCGGGTGTGTCCCCTCACTCGATGTAACCATTGTACCTGAGCTGGCCTAAGATGCAACCCTCTTAAGATGTTAATATTACCAAACTTCTTTAGTTGACATAGGTACCTTGGATGTGCTATTCGCGCGCACACGTGATATAAAGGTACAACGTGAGTACACCTTTGGCTATCCTATGTCAACCCTTGACAACCTAAGGTGTCTATAGTACCCCTCAGAAGGTCCTACTTAGGCTCACACTTGTCACCTTTTGTCAACGTGAATAATACCAAACCTTTATGTTGCACCTAAGGTGCGCCTCGTGTAGGCCTTTGGCGCCATTGGCTAACACGAATAGCAACCCATGTCAACGTAAATAATACCATAACCTTTGGTTGACTTATGTTGTCACTTGTGTTACCCCTTGGATCCATTGGCTTAACACAAGTAGGCTGCCTTGTCAACGTGAATAGTACCAATGTTGACGCTTGACATCTCGGGTTGCCTATGGTATCCTAGGGAGACCCGAGAAGCCTAGGCTATTTCGACACGGGGGGCCGGGGTTGCGTTATGATTACTATAGTTGTACCTACCTAGGCACAAAATAGGGTAAAATAAGGAAAACTAGGTGTAATGTTACCTAATGTAACCCCTTGGTATACCTAAAGTTTACGTAAAGTACCACCATAAGCACTAAAAGTTATAAAAGGAGCCCTTCGGACCACCAAAGGAGTCCTAAGAATCCTTAGTAGTGTGATTATTACCAAAGAAATACCTTGACATTTACTCTAAAATATGTTATAATATATAGTATATTCTAAGAGACACTTTAGAGGGACTTCGCGCCACCTAAGTTACCCCTTAGTTATCCTTTGATGGATAAATTAAGGTATAACTAAATAGGTTTACCAAGATCCCCTCTAAGGTTACCCCTTTAGGAACTAGGGAATCCAAAGGGTACTTAGATTATAGGGGACTCAGGTAAAACATAAGACAACATAAGCCTACAGAGGATAACTTATGTCCACGGAAGACAACACAGGAGCACCTAAGCCTGAAGAAGAACCTAAGGTTGCACCTAAGAGGCGAGGGAGGCCCCCTAAGGCCACCACGGACCTTAAGAAGGCAGGTAACAGAGGTAAAGTTGGTAGGCCTAAGGGTGACGCTGGTATCATCAATGAATACAAAGCTAGGATGCTCAGTAGCCCTAAGAGTAAGAAGGTACTAGAGGCTATCTTTGATGCAGCCTTGGACGATGACCATAAGAACCAAGGGGCTGCGTGGAAGCTCATAATGGATCGTATAGCCCCCACAGCGGCCTTTGAGAAGGATGTAATAAAGGATGCTGGTAGGAGTGCAATCCAGATTAACATCACAGGAGTAGGGGCTACAGAGGTCTCCTCAGACCCCTTAGGCTCCTCAGAAGCCTTAGAGGGCCAGTGGACAACCGAGGAATCTTAATTAGTGAAGTACTTTAAGATCGAAGAGTTCGACTGTCAAGAGACAGGGGAAAACGAGATGTCCCCAGTCTTCTTAGGAGTCCTAGATGACCTAAGGGACTTATGTGGTTTCCCCTTTGTCATCACGAGTGGCTACAGAAGCCCTGAGCACTCCATAGAGGCTGCTAAGGCTTCTCCGGGTACACATGCCCAAGGTATAGCGAGTGACATCAAGGTATCCTCAGGATCACAGAAGCACACCTTGGTTAGACACGCTATGGCCTTGGGGTTCAGTGGTATAGGCGTAGCTGATACCTTCGTACACGTAGACCTCCGAGAAACTACGCCTGTTATGTGGACATACTAAGGAATCCTAAGATGCTCTACACGAAGAATGTAAACTTAACAACAACCGCTGTTACAGAGATACTAGAGATACCTCAGGGGTACATAGGACACTGGAACATGCTCTTTGTGTCTAATCTACATAACTCCACCAACGACATTAGTATATTCATAGACAAAGACCCAGACCCGGATGCTTACATCTTCCTAGAGAAAACAGTGGCTTCTAAGGATTACATCTTCTTCCCGCCTGCGGGTAACGGGGTACTAGTAATACCACCGGGGGAGACTATTAAAGCAAACGCAGGATCAGCGGGTAACGTAGAAGTAATAGTAACCTTAGACCTTGTGTATGCACCCTTTACGTTTAACGGAATGAACCACACTAACGCAACTTAAGGAAACTTAGATGTCTTTTGTTGTCATAGGTGCCGACTGGTGCCACGGATGCAAGGCAGTACGTAAGAAGCTAACAGCGATAAACATGGACTATGACTATGTTCAGATACCTCCGGGTAAGCAAGGGTGGGACTTTGTAGAGAAGATCACAGGACGTAGGGCAGTACCAGCGGTCCTCTATAAGTTCAAGGATCTAAAGGAGTTCTATAGCTCCGTAGACGGCCTAGGGCTTCCTGAGAGGGAACTAACGGAAGATGAGATAGAAGATATAGATGACTGATCTTAACGTAGAGTTACTCCCGTGGCAAACCAAGGTATTTGAGGATCCTACGAGATTCAAGGTAGTCGCTGCTGGCAGACGTACAGGGAAGTCTAGGTTAGCTGCATGGATGTTAATAATTAACGCCCTTCAGTCAGACAGGGGTCATGTATTCTATGTAGCGCCTACGCAGGGTCAAGCTAGGGACATCATGTGGCAAACCCTACTAGAGTTAGGCCACGATGTAATCACAGGTTCCCACATTAACAACTTACAGCTTAAGTTAGTCAATGGAGCCACGATTACGCTTAAGGGAGCCGATAGACCAGAGACTATGCGTGGTGTCTCCTTGAAGTTTCTAGTGATGGATGAGTACGCAGATATGAAGCCTGACGTATGGGAGCAGGTCTTACGTCCAGCGTTGGCAGACCAGAAGGGACACGCGATGTTCATAGGGACACCTATGGGACGTAATCACTTCTATGAACTCTATAAGTATGCGGAGATAGGTGACGATGAGACATACTCAGGCTGGCACTTCACAAGCTACGATAACCCACTACTCGACCCTGATGAAATTAACATCGCCAAGAAATCAATGTCTTCTTACGCCTTTCGTCAGGAGTTCATGGCGTCCTTTGAGGCAGTTGGCTCAGAGATGTTTAAGGAGGATTGGGTACACTACGGTGAAGCCCCAGAAGCAGGAGACTACTACATAGCCATTGACCTCGCTGGCTTTGAGGAAGTAGGTAAGAAGCGCACGAAGAGTTCTAAGTTAGATGAGACAGCAATCTCAGTAGTTAAGGTGGGTGACAACGGCGAGTGGTTTGTAGAGAATGTAATTTACGGACGTTGGACCCTAGACGAAACAGCGATGAAGATATTCCAAGCAGTTAGGGATTACCAACCTATATCAGTAGGTATCGAAAAGGGCATAGCAAAGCAAGCTGTAATGTCACCTTTGATGGATCTTCAGAGGAAGCACGGGAAGTACTTTAGGGTAGAAGAGTTAACCCACGGTAATAAGAAGAAAACAGACCGTATTATGTGGGCGTTGCAAGGGCGCTTTGAGAACGGTGTAATAAGCTTGAACAAGGGGGAGTGGAACGCTAGATTCCTAGATCAACTCTTCCAGTTCCCAGATCCACTGACGCATGATGACTTAGTGGACTCTTTGGCTTACATAGATCAATTAGCGACCATCCCTTATGGGATACATGAGTTCGTAGAAGACGAGCTTGAAATCTTAGATATTGTAGCGGGATACTAATTATGAAAGATGACTTATATAGCCCTGACCCCCTCTTAGTCCAAGAATCCTTGGAAGACTGGGTAATGACGAAGTGCGAAGACTGGCGTGATAATTACCAGAGTAACTACGAAGAGAAGTTTGATGAGTACTACAGACTGTGGCGTGGCATCTGGGACCCTGCGGATACTGAGAGAAAGTCAGAGCGCTCTAGAATCATTAGCCCTGCGTTACAGCAAGCCGTAGAATCCAATGTAGCCGAGATGGAAGAAGCTACATTTGGTCGTGGTAAATGGTTTGACATTGCAGACGACGTAAACGACAAAGACTCTCAGGATGTACAGTACCTAAGAAACAAGCTCACCGAAGACTTTGAGAACACTAAGGTACGTAAGGCTGTTGCTGAGTGCTTGATTAACGCAGCAGTCTTTGGCACAGGAGTAGGCGAGATAGTCCTAGAAGAAATCAAAGAAATGGCCCCGGCTACCCAACCTATGATGGATGGTCAACTACAGGCCGTAGGCGTCAACATTACAGACAGGATAGTCGTTAAGCTAAAACCCGTGATGCCTCAGAACTTCCTTATTGACCCTATAGCCACCTCCATTGAGGACGCTATGGGCGTAGCCATTGACGAGTTTGTAAGTCCTCACCTAGTAGAGCAACTACAGGAGCAGGGGGTCTACAGGGACGTATACGTAGGCACAGCAGCCTCAGATACAGACTTAGAGCCTGACCAAGACATCTCTGTATACAGTGACGACAAGGTACGCCTAACGAAGTATTACGGCTTAGTACCTAAGCACATGCTTCAGGATGCCTTAGATGATGAAGATGAAGACTTAGGAACCCCTGACGACTCTAGCAGTTACGTAGAGGCTATCGTTGTTGTAGCCAACGGTGGTGTCCTCCTAAAGGCTGAACCTAACCCCTACATGATGCAAGACAGGCCCGTAGTGGCGTTTCCGTGGGATGTGGTGCCTTCTATGTTCTGGGGTCGTGGTGTGTGTGAGAAGGGCTACAACAGCCAGAAGGCTTTGGATACTGAGCTAAGGGCTAGAATAGATGCCCTAAGTCTCACGATACATCCTATGTTAGCCATTGACGCTACTAAGTTTCCACGCGGGGCAAAGCCTGAGATACGTCCCGGAAAGACTATATTAACCAATGGAGATCCTCGTGAAGTCTTACAGCCGTTCAACTTTGGTCAAGTGGGTCAGATCACGTTCGCCCAAGCAGCCTCCTTGCAACAGATGGTACAACAAGCTACTGGAGCAGTTGACTCAGCAGGACTCTCTGGTGCTGTTAACGGTGAAGCTACTGCCGCTGGCATCTCTATGTCTCTTGGCGCTATTATTAAACGTCACAAGCGCACCCTGATTAACTTCCAGCAGTCATTCCTAATTCCCTTTGTTAAGAAGGCTGCGTATAGGTACATGCAGTTTGACCCTGAGAACTACCCTGTGAAGGACTATAAGTTCAACGCTACATCAACCTTAGGTATCATTGCTCGTGAGTATGAGGTTACACAGCTTGTACAACTCCTACAGACTATGAAGCAGGATAGCCCGATATACCCTGTGTTAATCCAGAGCATCATAGATAACATGAACCTCAGTAACAGGGAAGAACTCATAGCGTCTATGCAGCAAGCCCAGCAGCCTAACCCACAGGCTCAACAGGCAGCACAGGCTACACAACAGGCTCAGTTAGAGTTCCAACAGTCTCAGACAGCCGCCTTAGCTGCACAAGCTGCTGAGTCTCAAGCGAGAGCACAGAAGTACACTGTAGAGGCTCAACTAGCCCCTCAGGAGCTTGAGATTGAGAAGATCGAGGCTATCACTAGAAATATCAAAGAAGGTGACGCTGACGACAAGGCTTTCAAGCAACGCCTTGAGATAGCCAATGTAGCCCTAAAAGAGAAACAAGTCAACAACCAAGGAAACCAACGTAATGCTAATGACACAGCAAGACCTCAAGAACCTAATCAACCAAGTCAACGAGGCGTTCAAGGGTCAGTTCAATCGCCTAGGGAAAACAGAGGAGCGCCTAGAGGCCCTAGAGGGCCAAATGTCGGAACTCCTCCTCAAGTCCCCCAAGGCCCCTCAGAAGGCCCCCAGAGCCTCTAGGAAGGCTTCTAAGGAGACTTAAGCATGGCTAAAGAGAAAGACCCACGATTGGCACGAGCAGGCGTCTCAGGCTATAACAAGCCTAAGAGAACACCTAGCCACCCTACTAAGTCCCACGTAGTTGTTGCCAAGGAAGGTGACAAGGTTAAGACCATTAGGTTTGGACAGCAGGGAGTCTCAGGAGATAAGAAGCCCACGGCTCGTCAAAAGTCCTTTAAGGCAAGACATGCAAAGAATATAGCCAAAGGCAAGATGTCTGCGGCATATTGGGCTAATAAGGAGAAATGGTGATGGCAGGACTCTACGATAACATACACGCTAAACGAAAGCGTATCAAAGCAGGAAGCAAGGAGAAGATGAGAGCCAAAGGCGCTAAAGGAGCGCCAACGGCCAAGAACTTTAAACAAGCAGCTAAAACAGCCAAGAGAGGAAAACGATAATGCCTAAAGTCAACGGTAAGTCCTACCCATACACTAAAGCTGGTAAAGCAGCAGCAAAGAAGGCCAAAGCAGGCTCTAGTTGCTCCAAAGGTAAGAAACGTAAATAATACCAAAGAAAACACTTGACATTTACCTCAGAATATGTTATAATATACAGTATAGTAAACACACGAAGGAACTAAGGCAATATGAAACCTGAATTAGAGAAGTACTTCAATGTATACTTTGACCTCTTCAACACCGAGGGTTGGAAGCAACTCACGGAAGAGTTTAGAAACAACGGTAACGTGATAAACTCTGTAGAGTCAACCAAAGATGTTGATGATATGTACTTTAGGAAGGGACAACTCAATGTCATAGCCCACCTAGTAAACTTAGAAGGCTCTGTAGAGCAAGCCTACACAGAAGCCAAAGAATCCAATGAAGATGATTAAGGTATACGACTTTAAGTGTACCGAAGGTCACTACTTTGAAGAATTTGTAGAGGACGGTGTTACAACCAGTAGGTGCGGTTGTGGTGCTAACGCTACAAGAGTCGCTTCTGCAACACCATGCGTACTTGAAGGTGCCTCTGGGGATTTCCCCGGTAGACACATGAAGTGGGTACGAGAACATGAGCAAGCAGGGCGTAAATAAAACTCCACAACCGTTAGGCGGAGAAGGTGAAATAATATGGCACGAGCACAACTCGTAGATGAGCGTTCGGAAGAAGAACTTAACAACGACAACGTAGATACACTAGAAGCACCAGAGGATACAATTGAGTCTCCTGAAGAGGAGGTAGCCCAAGAGGAACCTAGCTTACCAGAGAAGTATCAGAACAAGTCCTTGCAAGAGGTTGTTCAGATGCACCAAGAGGCTGAGAAGCTTCTAGGTAAACAAAGCTCTGAAGTTGGTGAACTACGTGGTGTTGTTGATGACTACATCCAGACACAACTCAAACAACAAGCACCTGTACAACAGCAAGAAGAAGACGACACTGACTTCTTTGTTGATCCACAGGCCGCAGTTAATAGGGCAATTGATAACCACCCTAAGATCCAAGAAGCTAATCAAGTCACTCAGAGGTATCGTAAAGAGACCGCCTTGGCTGAACTCTCTAAGAAGCATCCAGAGATGGAAACTATCTTAAAAGACGCCAACTTTGCTGAGTGGATTAAAGGCTCTAAGATTAGGACTCAATTGTTTGTACAAGCAGATCAGGCTTATGATTACGACGCCGCTGATGAACTCTTGTCTCTCTGGAAGGAGAGAGCTTCTGTAGCACAGCAGACAGTAGCAGTTGAGAAGCAAGCACGTAAGCAGCAGGTTAAGTCTGCAAGTACAGGCAACGCCCGAGGAACAGGTCAAACTCAACGTAAGAAGCAATATCGTCGTGCTGATATTATTAAACTTATGCAGACCGACCCAGATCGTTACTCAGCTTTGTCAGAAGAAATCTTTCAAGCTTACGCCGAGGGTCGTGTAAAGTAGCCTAATCTAAAGGAGATTTATCATGGCGACTCAAACTTATCCCGGTACAGTAGGCGGTGGCTCCATTGTCAATAAGACAGCCGCAGCAACATTCATCCCTGAAATCTGGAGCGACGAAGTAATTGCCGCATACCAGAAGAACCTGAAGATGTCACCTCTTGTAAAGAAGATGTCTATGACAGGTAAGAAGGGCGACAAGATCCATGTCCCTAAGCCTATCCGTGGCGCTGCATCTGCTAAGGTGCAAGATACTGCGGTTAACATTCAGGCGAACGTTGAGCAAGAATTGCAGATTGAAATAAATCGTCATTTCGAATACTCACGTTTCATTGAGGACATCGTAGAAGTACAGGCACTCAACAGCCTGCGACAGTTCTACACAGAAGACGCTGGTTACCAGTTGGCTCTGACGGTTGACACTGACCTGATGAACTGTGGTACTGGTTTCGGTGACGGAACTCTTGACCTCGCTGCTCCTACTGGTGCAGATTGGGTTAACAGTAACAGCTACTACTTTAACGCTGCTACTGGTCTGAGCGCCTTTGCTGCTGGTACTGTAGCTACTGGTGACAACTTCACCGACGTAGGTTTCCGTGAGGCTATCAAGCTTCTGGATGACGCCAACGTACCAATGGAAGATCGTTGCTTGATTATCCCGCCTGCTGCTCGTAAGACAGTAATGGGAATTGAGCGTTACGTATCTAGCGACTTCCGTGATGACCGCACTGTTAAGTCTGGTCTGATTGGTAACGTCTACGGTGTTGACATTTACGTTTCTAGTAACTGTCCTACGATTGAGACTAACGTTCGTGGCGCTCTGTTCTTCCACAAGGATGCTATCATCCACGCGGAGCAGATGAATGTACGTTCGCAGACTCAGTACAAGCAAGAGTACTTGTCTACTCTGTACACCGCTGACACCCTCTATGGTGTTCAAGTGTACCGTCCTGAAGGTGGCTTAGTACTAGCTGTCTTTGACGAGTAAGGCTCCACTGGCCCCTTCGGGGGCCTTTCTTATTTCTTGTTTGCTTTAGGAGTAGCTTATGCCGATTTATAGGGGTGATGGAGGTTCAGGCGATTCGTCTACGGACGCCTACGCTTCACAGATTGCCCAGTACGCACAAACAGCTACCGATAAAGCAAACGAAGCTTCGGCCAGTGCAACGGCGGCTGCTAATAGCGCCTCTGCTGCTGCGGGTTCGGAGTCTGGCGTAGCCGCTGATGCTGCTGCTGCCAACCAAGCAAAGCTAGACGCACAGGCTGCACAGGCTGCTGCTGAAACCGCCGAGACAGGCGCAGAGTTAGCCGAGACAAACGCAGGCACACAAGCCACGGCTGCTGCTGGAAGCGCAACTGCTGCTGCATCCAGTGCAACCTCTGCGGCTTCGTCATCAGGTACGGCAGCTACTAGCGCATCACAGGCTGCTACGGCGGCAATCTCTGCTAGCTCTAGCGCATCATCGGCATTGTCAGCATCTTCGGCAGCTAGCTCTAGCGCAACCAATGCAGCTTCTAGCGCCACTGCTTCAGCCAATAGTGCAACTACTGCGGCAACATCAGCAACTAACTCAGCCAACAGCGCTACTGCATCGGCAGCTAGTGCGGCTGCTGCACAGGCGGCACAGGAAGCTATTGATGGTTTGTACTTAGGCGCACAGGCGTCTGACCCAACCGTCGATCTAAACGGCGACCCTGTTACGGCAGGTGACTGGTACTTTAACACAACATCTAATGTGAGCAGAGTCTACAGCGGCTCATCTTGGTTAAATACGGCTAACGCAGGTACGGTCACTAGCGTAGGCGGCACAGGGTCAGTCAACGGTGTCACGCTTACAGGCACAGTAACTTCTTCAGGCAGCCTCACGTTAGGTGGAACTTTAGGAGGCATTACGGCCTCACAGCTTAACTCTCAAAACATTAGTCAGTGGACTAACGACAGTGGCTATATTACAGGCAATGAAACGATTACATTAACTGGAGCTATTACTGGCTCTGGTACTACTTCTATAGCAACAACACTGTCCACAGTTGACGGAGGCACATACTAAATGACTACTATTATTACTAAGAATGGCTCAGGTGCGCCCACAGCAGGGCAGTTAAGTGAAGGCGAACTCGCGGTAGACTTGACTAACAAAGAACTCTACACCAAGTCTGGATCAACTGTTATAAAGATTGGCTCTCAAGGCGGATCAACAGGAACCTTTACAGACCTGACTGCAACCTCAAGCTTTACGTCCCCCGGCATCGACGACAACGCTAATGCTACGGCTATCACGATTGATGCTAATGAGAACGTTGGTATTGGCACAGATGCCCCCGCCGCCATGCTTGAAGTGAAGGGCAGTGACACTAGCGCACGATTCAGAGGTGTTGGAAGCCAACTGATTAACCTTGACTTTAGTGATAGTCCAAGCACTGCTACTATGGATGTGCGAAACGCCGCAACGTTTAACATTTCTAAGCAAGGCATACCCTCTCTCAGCATTGACCAAGAAAGAAACGTGGGCATTGGTACCGCAACTCCTGTTAGCACTAATAACTACGGCGGCCTCACGCTAAACGGTGCTTCTGGCGGGGCGCTATCATTCACTGACGATGACGTACTTGTGGGTAACTTACTATCGTCTGGGAGTGATATGTATTTCGGGACAGGTGGAGACACTGTGTTCCGTAACGGCGGCTATACAGGCTCTGACGAAGCCATGCGTATTGACTCCTCAGGGAACGTGGGCATTGGCACAACGAATCCTAGCGTATATGGAGGACTCGTAATCGCACAGGATGCAAACACG